CTTGTTGTTGTACCATCAACTCTGCTTTCATTTCGGCCTCTTTGTTCTCTTCCATAGATACTCTGCTATTTTATATATTCTATGTAGTGTGGTTACACTTTGACCTGTTTTATGCCAATGTTTATCTGTAAGTGGTTGTGCTATTCTTCTAATGGCTTTATGCTCTTTAGATTGCCTTACGCCTTGTTCAAATACTGCACCGCCTGACAATTTTTCTTCTCTTGTAAAATCGTCTATCTTATTATGTCTATCTTGCTTGTTCTTGTCCATATCTCTAAATCAGTTCTTAAACGTTTCTCTTCTTGTAATTTATAGAAACGTTTAGTAGCGAGTTTACGCCACCATTCTATTAATTCATTATCATAAAATCTTTCATAATTAGGTGCTCTAACAATCTTATCTGTTTTACCATTTACTATATCTATATAGTTTTCAATACCATAATTAGATACATAATATCTCTTTTGTTCAGTTAATTTTTTAGCATTAACTATTGTATCATTAAAAGTTTTTAAATCATCACCATCTATTGACCTTTTTATTAGACCAATAATTGCATTTGTTAATTTAAGTTTTCTACTAGAGGCATTTTCTGGTACTAAATGGCCAGTTCTACTCTCTACATAATGTTGTAAATCTTTAAATGGTTTGCCGTGTATCATAGGTATAAAATCACTATCAGTTAGACCTTTGTATCTTAACATAGGTTTCATACCATCATATTGACTAGCAGATTTACTATTACCATATAAACTTGTTGTCTCAAACATTACTAAATTCATATCGTATTTTTTGTTTAGTTTTTCTCTAACTTCGTGAGAGCAACATAAAGCGGCCAATAATTTACCACCTAGATAATTATAACCAAATGGTTGTGTTGGCACAATTACAAAACCCATAATGGTAGTTTTGTTAAATGAAGTTAATTCTGGTATATTACCTAGTAAAGTATTTCTAGGTTTCATATTAATTACAGGCGAACCAAATCTCATAAAGCCCACAAACTTACCTGTATTCTTTTCTTTTACTGCAAGTTTTAATGTCTTACCAGGAATAGAAACCATATTACTATGACTTGATATCATATTAATACAAGTGTCCCAAGTATCATTATCTAATTCAACAACTTCTAAATCCATAACCTCTGGCGACATATTAAAGTCGTCAAACATATCTGAATCTAAACCCATACCAGGAAGTGGTTGTGGTATTGTTTCTATTTGTGCCATCTTTTGGTCACGCATATACTGGTCTATACGATTAAACTGGCCAAAATAATTAGTGAATACATTAGCACAATGTAGTGCTTCTTGTCTAGTTAGGGTCTTCATTGTTCCACTTCCATAATAAAAATAACGGTATACTATAACAGATAATCAGATAAAAGGCAAGCAATAAAAATGATGTTATCATACTTCATTACCCCAATAATCCCAATTGGTATATGGTTTTTTTCTTGCAAATAATTCAATGTAAGGACCTGCTACAAGTCTCTCTATCTCTTTATGTAAAAGTGGTTTCTTTGAGTGTTCTTCTCTTTGTGATATTACTAATTGTTTAACATCTTTATGTAATCTTTTTGGTCTACCTTTTGTTGCTAGTAAACACATTTCAGGATTGCCTCTTGTCCAATATCCTAGACCTGTGAACATACCCATATTAGATTTATTAGTCTTTGCCCAAGTAAAACCTACGGTCTTATATTGAAAACCCCAGGCCTCTATAACATCAAATGCTAAATCTAACATAGGGTCTATTGCCCACATTAATAAAACTGAATTATCGGCGGCTATATCTTTTACAGGTAAGTCGCATATGTCTTTTAATTCCATACAATTATAGTGTTGATTAGGATTTCTACCCTCACCTTTCTTTGACCTTGCCTTAAAATACCAAGGTGGGTCTGCATATATTAAACCATATTTCTTTTTAGGAAACATATGCCATACCTACCATTTTAATTAAAAAACAGAATAATAAAAACTGCCATAGTTTTATTTTTGAATAGGCAAAGAACGTACCTATCTTAAAAGACCAAAATAAAATCAAATAAAATATTATTATATCAACACTTGTCATAGTTTGTATTCAAAGTTTTGTGTGTCTTCACTTACTTTAATTTGTTTTGCACCATTCTTAATATGAAAATGAGTAGCCATTGGTGTTAATGGAGATAAGGTTACTAATCTTTTATATTTGTTTTTAATTACCCATTCTCTTAATTTAATTATAATCTCTCTACCTGCACCTCTTTTTCTTGACCAGACCGTATATGCTATAGCAATCTCACCATCTGGTGTTCTTGACATATAATCCATTTCTCTGACCGTAAAAGGTACTTCAGGACAAAATGCAACACATATGATTGCCTCTATCTCATTATTATATTTAAGACCAAATATCTTTCTGTTATTTGTAATTCTAAAACCTAAAGTTAATTCTGGTCTAACAGGATCCTCTGACACATCTATGTCATCAAGTTCAACTAACTCTGTGCCTTTGACCCATTTAAAAAAGTCATCTACTTTATTTTTAAATATCTTCATCCGAAAAATGCCTCTAAACTTGCCTTTGGTTCGTGTTCCCAACCGATAGCCTGTAATATAAATCTCATTGGGTCTAAAAAGGTCTTTTCAAATTGTGTTTCATAATCTACATAAGGTTTTAATTTAAACTCTGTCGGTAAACTAGTTATATAACTTATAACATCAAACTTAAAAGGATTTGCCTCTACTAGTTTAATAAATTTAATCTTGTCGCCTTCTTGTATATAAGGAAACTTATTCTGTAAACCAAATTGTTTAATCTGGTGGTTATATATCAAAGCACCCTTGACGTGAATTGGTGTGCCTTTGATAAAGATACTATTATGGTCACGATACTTTCTTAAATTATTACAACTTCTAGGAAAAGCAATCGCCTCTGGTGGTAGTTCTTTAAATTCTTTTTTAAAATCTGCAACAAAACTATGTAAATCACTTTCTTGACCAGACATAATAATTTTAATTGCGTCTTTAATTTTACCTCTACAAACCTGTGGTGTTGATGATTTAACGGCTTCAATACCCATAAGTTTAAGTTTAGGTTCTGATAATCTAATACCCTCTTCATCAATAACATTTAACATATATCTTTTCTTTGCAACCCATATGCCTTTGTTAGCGATAACTTCTCGTTTCATTACCATTGCATTTTTAAAAGCATTTGAATAGTCAGCTAATTCTGCAAAACATTTTTCAATATATGGTTCTAATCTACTATCACATACTCTACCTATAAAGTCTGTAATCTGGTCATCTGTTTTACCTTTACAAGTTTTCTCTACAAGTTTATCTAAACAAACATAAATTGAATCTGTATCAGACGCAACAATATAATCTTTTTGACCTTGCGTTTGTAATACTTTATTTAAATATTCATTCATCTTATCTTCAATGAAACGAATAATAAATTGACCAGCAGTTGTGATACCACTTGCCTGTCTTACATCATAATATCTAAAGTATTGATTACCTACTGCACCATAAGCTGAGTTTAAGGCAATCTTTCTTGCCCATTGTATATTATGACAACGAGATATTTCTTTTACCAGTTCAGGTGATTTAGTTCTTTGATATTGTTGTTTTGCTTTCAACATTCTTTTCTTGTAAATGACACGTTCATTATACATTGTTTCCATCATTTCAGGTAGAAAGCCTTGACTATCATTCTTAAACATTGCACCATTAGGTGTTAGACAAGCGCCTTCAGTTTTTAAGAAATCTAATGGTGTTCTTTTCAACATTTTGTTTACTGAAACACCTTTACTAGACGAACCGATAATCTTCTCCGGTGAAATATTATATTGTATAATAATGTGTGGATATAGTGAGTTAATATCAAACGACACAATCCAATTATGGCCGCCTAGTTGAGGTTCTTTTACATATGCGCCTTCATACTTTGTTTCTTTAGAGTGTTCTTCTCTAGGTGGCACAGCTATGTTCTTTTTCATCAAGTGGTTTGCAATCAATGTGTCCCAAACTCTAACTTGCGAAAAGATATCGTCATAGTTAACTTTAGATTCATATGCTACGGTCAATGATAAATCAATTAAACCTAACTTATCTTCTAATGAGTCAACGATTTCAACATCTTGAATATTATAATCTACAAACTTTTGAAAGTCTTTAGTATAGAAATCTTTAAATGTTTCGTAAGGGTTTTCGTGTTTCTTTTGTCCTAATTCTAACTCGCCAATAAAATCTAGTCTATAACTCTCTTGTCTTGTAGGTATAAACCACTTATACAAGTCAAGATAATCTAACATTACAATACCAAATAGTTGATACACCGTTTGAGGTCTGCCTCTTACAACAATCTCCTCACGATTAATTAGATTCCAAGGCGACATTCTATTTGCAACCTTATCGCCTGCAATTAATTTAATTCTATTCATTAAATAAGGCAAGTCAAAAAACTTGGTGTTCCAGCCTGTAATAATATCTGGATAGTTCTTCAACCAAAATTTCATAAACTCAAACAACAATTGTTTTTCGTCTCTACATTTTACATAGGTTACATCTGTTCTATCTGTATGGTATTCGCCAACACCCCAAGTTATGATAGATTTATTTGATTGATTTTTTACCGTAATACATAATAGTTCTTCAATCGGATTCTCAACATCTGGAAAACCATTTTCACAGGCAGTTTCTATATCTAATGTGAATATCTTTATGTGGTCTTTTGACCATTCTACAGCTTCTGGATAATTCTTACCAATATATTGATAGTGATAACGTTCAAGACCAAACAATGGCGATTGTGCGCCATAGTCTTTTTTAAATTGTCTAGCAGACCTAATATCGTTAAATGTAATAGGTTTTAAATACTGACCTTGTAAATTCTTTATTTTAGATTTTTCTTGCGATAAGGCGTAGAGAGTAGGACCAAAGTCTATCTTATCTTTATAATCTTTGCCGTTTAAGACACCACGAATAAGAAGTTTGCCTTTGTGTTCAATTACATTTTTATAAAAGTTCATTATCTCTTAACCTCACCGTCAAATTATTTAATTCTTTTGTCAATTGTATCTGACAACTTAATCTACTTATGCCTTCTTTATAACCTGGTTCATACTCTAATAAAGATTGTTCTAAACTATTTTCTTTAATAGGTAGAATATGTGTCCAAGCATTACTTACATATACGTGGCAAGTAGCACAAGCACAACTACCACCACAATCACCAGGTATTTCCCTGATTTTTGCCTCTCTGGCAGCTTGCATTAAAGTCCAGCCTTCAGGCACTTCAACTTGGACTTTTTCGTTATCGTTTCTTATAAAATATACCGTGACCACTAGAGTTTTGGTATTTTTGTCTCTGTAATTAATCCTGGTGAAGCCGAAATTATTTCGCTTGTTTGACTTTCGTATGATTTAAGAATATCATCTTTTGGAGTTGACATAGTAATTATCTTACTCTTATTAACCCTTAACTCTTTATCACTAGTATAAGGTTGCCAAGGCGTAAGCATTAGCTGTATAGGTTTACCTGGTTGTGCCTGCATAGGTAAAATAGCAAACGATTTACTTATCTGTAAATTATCGCCTGTGTCGTCAATGATATTGCCAATTA